GTGGGAAGGAACTTCAGTGAATCGCTATTGGGTTAGAGTCAAGCTGTATGGGACCGATGATTACCGTTCGCTCACTTTCCCGCCAATTGGCATATTGGGCTATTGGTGTACTGGTTATAGCGGTGAATATACGGTTTTGTGTTGTGTCATTGAAGTTTCGGCGTTTGAAGACATTTCCAGAATTGTAAATGAAAATTTTGTAGGCTCCCCAACGGAAAGAGCCGATATTGACTTTGCCGACAAAAAGCCCAATAACTGGGTTCCCAGTGGGGATCGGTTCCCACTTGAAAATTGGATGGAAACTTTACGGAAGGATTCGAAAGATGTTAGCGTTGACGGTGAAACCGGGTGAATCGGTGATGGTTGGTGATGCAAAAATCACCATTGGTAAAAACGGGCGTTTCTACGTGGACGCGCCCAAAAGTGTTCGGGTAATTCGATGTTCTGTTTTGGAGAAAGCAAATGGCAAAGAAAAAGAAACCAGTGAAAAAGGTCGGCGGAAAGAAGGGTAAGCCCCTGAACGTCTCGCCCGATGTAGTCTTGGGGCCTATCGCCAAGTTTGTCAATAAGAAAATGGTTGAGGCGGGGTTAAATGCTTCGCAATTGGCCGCTCTCGCCGGGGTTCCAGTACCGGCAGTTTACCGATTCGTCCATCATGGGCGAAATTTGCACGTTGACCACGTTACAACGTTGCTCATGTACTTCGGCGTGAAGTTCTAGTCTTTCCAACGCCCCATCGGTTTCGTGCCGGTGGGGTTGTTTTTTCATAGGGGATTTTGAAATATGCAACCGAAAGTTGGCGATAAGATCATTGCACCAAATGGGTTTGAATGGTTCGTCAGAAATGGCGAAACTTTTCAACTGCTTGGCGATATGAAAAAAATTCGTGGCACCAATGAGTGGCAACAAATCAAGCCCGGTGACTACGTTGTTACGCGGGGTGGGATGATTCGGCAAGTAATGGAGGTTTCAACCGCTTTGAATCGAATCCATTACACAATCGGCACTTGGGACGAATTGAAAACGGTGGACTACATCGCCCCCAACCAATTTGATTTGGCCGAAGGGGATATCGTGTATTACATTACCTTCAACCGATTGGGAATTGTGAAACGTGGTATTGTGTACTCCAATGGCAAAGACCACGGGTTGAACACCATGTGGAAGCGTGCCACCCCTGAAATCGTTGTTGCGATTCGTGATGGTGTAGAACACAAAGCGTATTATCACCGGGGCACGTTTTTTGACATGGAAACATTTGCCGCAATACCAAATTTCGGTGTTACAGAAAAGCCAAACCCCTATGTTGGCAAATGGTACGTTAAACAATCCCCACATTTCCCCGATGTGGCTGTTTTATGCACTGAATTCACAAACGGTAACTACGTTCTAAAACAGCCAAATGACGATTTAACCGCATTTGTTTGCCCCCCGTCTATGGCGAAACTTGAAGAACTTCGGGTTGGTGGGCATTTGCTCATTGGCAAATCGGCAACATTCAGTAAAGCAACCGGCAAACAAGTTTGGGTGAACGATGACAACACCCGGCATTGTGGCAAGTGGTATTTGATGGGTGTAAGTGAAAACAAAGTACCGGGTGGGGTACTAATGCCCATGTTTTGCTATGATTATAAAAATGGCATGTTGCATTTCCGCTCTGCTGACAACCATAAGATAATCTGGATGGAGCCCAAACAATTCAAAGGACATGAGGAATTGAAGATTGTTGGGAAAACTCTTGTTGGCAAAACCGATACATTCGATTTGGCAACGGGGCAACGGCTGAAGGTTGTTGACAAATTCAGCACCAACGCACCACAAGAGCCGTTGGGGGCAAGTGGCATTCAGAAAGGTATGGAGGTTTTTAAATCGTTCGCTGTCAACAATGCCAAAATGCTAGAAGCGGCAATGAAGCGATGTTACGTCCCAACTAAGATGTGGCTCCCAAGCGATGAACATCTACCACCCACCAAGCGTTGGCTACTCAACACCCATTTTCACAACCCCAAAAAGATTGTACCGATTTCCGGTTGCCCACATACCAGTACCAAAAGTAATCTATTTGTACTGGACAATGGGCGGGATTTGCAATTCCAACACATCTACCAAAAAGCTTTTGGCAGTCTCACACAAGCGTATTGTAATTGGCGAAAGGCAAAAGGAATCACAGAGGAACAAACGAAAGGAATGCAATTCCTGCCCGTTAAAATTGTAAAAATCGGAACCGTAAAAGCATTGAAATGGTTGTTGGAAGAAACCGAATTGACGGTTTACACCGGTGTTATTGGGGGTGGTTCAGCCAAACCTTGCCGAATGGAGTTTTTGGAAATAGACGGACGGGTAAGTTACAAATACGTTGCCGTTTGGCAAGATAGAAGATTTGAAATTTTCCCAGTTGACACCGTACTGAATCGTGTCTATTATTTTGAAGTCGAAACCTAGATATTGCGTTGAAAGGTTCCGATTCCTCCGGTGGTTAGTTAAGCGATCCACCGGGGGTTTTATCGTGGGGTAGAGAAGTTGGTATCTCATTTGGCTCATAACCAAAAGATCGTTGGTTCAAGTCCAACCCCCACAGCTTAACCACGGTCGTAACCCCCCTTGGTTATCAAGCCCCTCAACGGTTTATCTGTTGAAGGGTTTTTTCATTGGTAGCTCCGCCAAGCTGCGATTGACGCAAGCCCATGACTCGCCCATAGGGAATTCGCCCTATCAACTATTTGGGTGAATGGGACGCGGGTATACGCTTCCACGATGGCATCTACCCAAGTTTCTACGGGATCATCTAGTTTGCAGTTGAGTTCGGGGAATACCTTCCCACCAATCCCCACGGGCGTAGAAACAACCGGCACCCAAGTTAAAATTGCTTCTGCGCATGAATAGCCGAATCCTTCTTGATCGGCGGTTGAGAGGAAAACATCAGCAGCGTGATACCACGGATTAGGGTCCAGTAGTTTTCCCACGAAATGAACTTTATCCGTCGAAGCACCTTCGCCCGTCATTACCATGCCCCATCCGTCCGGTAGAGCATTTGCAATTGCGATTGCCTTTGCAGGATGCTTTTCCGCCGATTGCCGGTGGTTCCAGAATACCGTCTTTGGAAATGGGCTATGTGCCGCCGGTACTTGAGTGGGCAACTTTATGGGGTTGGGCAAATAGGTCGCTTGGAAGTGTTCGGCAACTTCTTGATTGATCGCAACCCCGGCATCGCACCATTCCAGTTGTTTTTGGAAAACAGAATTTGCCCAACTGCTTCGCAAGTCCCCATGATGAACCGCAACATACTTGGGACCGGGCGGCAAAGCCCCGACGATGCCCCACACAAAGACGGTATCACTGTTTTCGGCCAAATCATCAAACGCCCCATGCAACAGCGGCACCGGCAAGCCTTGGAGTTTTGGTGGGTCAACAGTGGCAACCCCACTAACGTCTATGTATGGGATTAGGTTTTTGAGCCACGTTTCCACCCCACCGATTTCATTGGCACATGCCATGGCAAAACCATAGGTTGATTTTTCGTAGGTCTTGCGGCTTTCACATGACGAACAAACCACCGCGTCTTTGCAACCTTTGCAAGTTTGCTTGACTAGGGCACATTTGCCGAATAGCTCACACTGGAAAACAGATTTGGAATCGTTGCACCCACAACCATCAATCGAGATTAGTTTGCCACGGTAGACGCAAGGAAGGGGGTTTCTTTTCGACATGGTAATTGGGGCATCCGTTGAAGTCATAGGGGTCATTTTGCCAGAACATCGGCAAAAGGATTTCTTATCCGACATAATTACTTTTTTGCACTTTTCACAAAGCCAATTATACTGGGTTTGTAATGTCATAAGTTGCATACCAATATCTGAATAAAGGACACGGGAAGGATGCCCCACCCTCCCACCATGTTATAAGTTCTACGGGCAACCCCGTAAAGTCCATACAGTACGATAGATTGATTGGGTCATATGGTTGTGAAGCGATAACGGCTTCACCGATATCACAAGGGTCGTAGGGACTTGGGGGGAATACATCTTGTGTATGTTTTAGCAGTTGGAAAATAACGTTTCCTGCGCACGTATCTGGCAATTTTGATTTACGGTATACAGCCCTTAACCAAATGCAATAATATGCCCCAATGACAAGCCCGTTGCATTCCATATCCTGAAGATTGAATGGGTTCTCATTTGCAGCAACAGTATTCAGAATGTAGTAATCATAGTCCACATCTGAATAATCTGGGGTTCCCGATACGTCCAAATAGTACGTTCCTTCAATTGCAGACAACCCACTTGCGGATTGTGAACAACATTCCCAATCAGGTGGATCGCCACCAAATCCACCAATTTGAAAAACCACGGCTGTATCATCAGCGTTATAAATATCGATTCTGATATTTGTATCACAATCACAATCGCCCGGCGGTTCTTCGACGCAACAAGGGCAACCGGGGTTCCACTTCTTTCTCATGTTGGGCAGTCCTCAACGTCAACCCAAAGACTGCCATGCACATCTTTCAGTTGAATCCACTTACCGGTGGCAATGGTAGAACTAGAAGAGTTAAAGTAGACCACGCTAACAGGATCGCCATTGGCATCACGCATTGGTTGTAATGTGTAGGGTAAAGCTGAATTGTCAAGGTAATGCAACAACGCAACCCCGGTTCCCGGTTGGTCGCCAACTCTTGCCGTACCGGTTCCATCTGTAATTGCAACTTGACCTAGACCGTTGCTTGTGATTGCTGAATAGTTTGGACCGTCTTTTATGCAAATGCCAATATCGCCCAATGCGAATGGCGGGTAATCAACTTCCCCCATACCGGCATAGTGATACTTGCGGTTTGAGTGGTAAATTATTGCATCTTCAGCAATCAAATAACCGTTCACATTGGCATTAGAGAGCCCATAGATATCTGCGGTTGTATGTTCCCCATTGCCCGAAGCAGTTGTAACGTAAGTGTAAAGAGGTTGACCACGCCCCAACACAATTGAATCACCAAGCATTTGGGCAACACCAGATGAATTGACTTGGAGAGTTGTTCGGTATTTAACATTCGAAGATGGGTATGGATGCACATATCGAAATAACGTCCGTTGCTCACTTGTCATAGAAGATACAGCGGCACCGGCAAATTCCAAATTTGCATAAACCAAACCGTTAACCGCAACCCGCCCAATAAAGCTTTGCCCTACGTTCAAGTTAATGGGCTCCATGGTGATACCCAAGATATCATGCATGGAATCTTCCATAGATATAAATTCGGCGGTATGGATGAAATCTTGTGGGTTTATTTCATATTCCACAATTTCTACGCCGGTCAAGCTTGTAGGCTTTTTTACTTTCACGGGCGATCCACGGGGCAATACACCATCGGGCAATGCCGTTACATCGTCCGAATCGTGTAACACCTTGCAATAAAACCAATCAGTATGGAATGCACCTTTTCGCCAATCGCTATTTTGGTCAACGTCAAAACCCACCATGTCTAACATACGGTTCCAAGCGTATGCTGATATCTTCAGTGGATCGCCTTTTTTAAATCGCTTTGGCATTAGCTTCCGATCCCCAACGTTGCAAAGTTCGTTTCGTCATAAACACGTTCGACATAAGCGGCAAGTGGCGTTTGTACTACCTTCTTTGCCGTTGCGTCTTCGCCGGGCTCATACAGCACCCAAACGTAATCGTGACCACGTTTCACAATGCCAGTAATCGCCCCGATTGTCAAGCTAGCTGCGTTTTGAGAAACCGCGAATTGATACTGAATTTCCGTGGGTTGGTTGGGCACATACTCGCCACTTGCCCCAAGGAAAAGCAATTCCCCTTGGGCGTAAGTGAGCCATGTTGCATTATTGGTTTTGCCCGTCATGCCCGCGATTGTTTTAATATAATTGTCAATTGTGCCAGCGTTAACCGTAGCACTTGCCGCCGGGTGCCGGTAGGTGCAAGTTATTTTAAGCGCTGGAATGACAACTTCCACCCCTTCCGCTCGACCGTCTTTAACTTCGATCGCTCCTTGAAAATCGGGGGCAATGCCGCCCGGTCGAGCATACCGCGAAGTGGCTTTTGAAGCGGTGATTTTGAACGTACCCCCGCCGGTATCGAATGACCATCTGCGTTCACTTTCAGGCAACGCCCAAGAGTAAGTTACAGTGAAGTTAAACCGGCGTGTACCTCCGCTATCTTCCGCCCAAGTGATACTCTTTCGGTTGAGCCCATTGAACGATGTGGGGGCGTATGCCGCAACAGCGTTGTATAGGCTCAATATGAATGCTTGAAAATCGGTGAAGTTTTCCGTTAGGTACTTCGTTTTGTCTGTATCCCAAGCTTGAAACGTAAGCGTTGAAGTACCGTTGCTCTTGTCGGCACTTCCGTCATGTCCCGCTATGAATTTTACTTTAACTGTCATAGGTTAATCCGCAAAAGTTAAGTTCATGTTCTGCAAAGCATCTGCCGTTTTCTTTGTGTTGTTGGCAGTTTCTTTTTCATAATCGTTCGCTTCTCGCCCAAGCAACATAGCAGCGGCAGCGGAATAAGTTCCACGGGCGTTGGCTTTCATAAACTTGCCCATCAATTCATCTTGTGATAATGCGTTTTGGGCTTTGTTAATTGGGTTCTTAGTGTCTTTTGGATCGAGGGCAGGACGTTGAGCGGCTTTCATTGCTGCTTCAAGTTCTTTTCTCGCTAGGGCGGCACGTTCGGCAAGAGTATTAGCCCCACCCGCTTTTTTGGCGTTTGCTGCTTCTTCGTTCAAGCCTTGTTCGATCTGTTGGAGTTCGTTCAATCGCTTGGCGGCACCACCCATGTTTACCCCGGCATCTATCGCGGCGCCCAAGCGTTCCTTTTCCAACTCTTTGTTGATTTGATCTTGGATTTTCTTCCGTTCATCCAAAATGCCATTTAGGTCTTTCGCTGGTTTGATTTGATCGGCAAGCCCCGCAACCATTTCCCCTTGCCCAACTGCTTGCAAAGCTTTCTCGATTGCCTTTGCAACGTTGAATGCTGCAAGCTGAATACCATAAAACGCAGTTTGGAAAGCTAGCATCATCACATTACCCACGGACAAAAATGCCCATTTGATTTGCGAGATTGTTAATTGGATAAACATAACGTAGCTGTACCACGCACCCTTTAAGACAAAAATTCCCGTCTCCCAAAGGGTTTCAATCTTGTTCCACACGATAGCCCAAGCTAGATCAATTCTGCCGCCCAAAATGGCATCATAAATTCCAGTTACCGAATCGCTAGCGTAAGCGAGCAATTGACCAAAGATCGGGAATGCGGCGGCAATAACGTCCACAATGGTACTTGCCACAAATTCTAATAGTGTTAATACATAATAGAACCCGGCTTCAATGCCCAATACCAAGATATCCCAAGCTTGTTGGAAATTGCCTTGAGTCAATGCGGCGGCAATGCCTTGAACCATCATTACCGCAACCGACCAAACGCCAAGTATGGCATTGATTGCCGGTCGGAATATCACGTAAAGGTAATTTGCAAATGCGGAAATTTCGGCAGCATACGCCCGAACAAGCGAGACAATAGCCCAAATAGCAGCACCGCCGATAATCATAAGCTTGATTGCGGTTAGAAACGCCCCGGTGAATAACACCCCAACGATGGACGCTAATGCGCCAAATGCAAATGAGATAGCCAGGATCGCCCCACCAACCACGGTTCCAACTGCGGTTAGTGCTACAAAGCCCATGAGCCCCAAACCAACGTATTGAAAGAATGTGCCGAAGTATTCGATAAGCTTTCCAACGGCATCGGCAATGCCCATACCAAAGCGGATAAACACTTTGGCAGCGGGTAGCATTGCCTCACCAAATTTGCGAATACCGCGATTGATGTAATCCCATAGTGTGGACATAAGCCCCTTGAAGGTTTGGGCTTGTTCGATCTGCATACCATGGAATCTACCACCTTCTGAAGTAGCGATCTTCATCGACTCCGCAATTTCCCAAACTGAAATTGTTCCCTCTTCCATTCGTTTACGAAGCGCGGGCATGTAGTCCTCGACCGTACCCCCAAGTTTCTTTACTTGTTGTTCGGCAAGAACCATTAGCACGTTAAAACCGCTATTACGGAACTGGTTATTTTCTTGAGCCATAAGCTTGCCGTTTTGGGCGGCATCGGCAAAAGCTTTGGAAAGCAAAAAGAGTTGTTGGGCATCGCCTTGGGCAATGTCCCCAACCATTTTTAACATGTCCGGTATTTGTGTATCTTCTAAACCCGATGCCATCATAAGCCGGGCGGATTCGGCTAAGTCGGCCAATTCGTATGGAGTCTCAACCGAAATTTGATCGAGGGTTTGGACCATCTTTTTTGCTTTTTCTGCATCACCCAAAAACACCTTAAAAGATGTTGTGGTTTGTTCCATGTCCCCCGCGAGTTTTAACGGCCACGACATAACGGCGGCAGAACCCGCAAAGGCAATGCCCGATGTTAGTGAAACGGAAGTCCCGAAATCCCGAAACTTCTTTTCCATCGTCTTGAGCCCTTGGGAAACTTTGTCCCGAAGTTGCAAAAGAACGTAGGCTTTACCGGCAATAGCACCGCTTGACATTAGTTAGCACCTACCACACTTGAGTACCATGATTTATTGACTACCCCTTTTTGTATTTCTATTCTAAGGGCAACCGACATGAAGGGGCGCTTGTCGATTCGAACCCGTCTTTTACGTTTCAACAGTGGTTGTTTGGGGTTGTACTTCGGCATCGGTTTCCATTTGCCTTTTGGTCTACGTCTTCCCCGTGAATGCCGCCAGCGTTTCTTTGGGTTCGCCCGTCTTGTAGGACTTCTGAAAATACCTTCCCGTCTCCAATCGTATGTTACGTTTGGTGTATCGGGTGGTTTCTCTTCCCTTACTGTAATTGTCCCGCCATGTTCCATGATTTGCGGTACAGTATAACCAGCAACAATGGTGGGATTGCCGGGGTTTTTCGCCGGTACTTTTTCAGGACCTACAACAAGACTTTCGCTATCTTCATCAAATTTGAACGTGATAAACTTTAGGCTATACTTCTTATCCCGCGAATGAACGTGGGGTGGTTGCCCCGGACGGGATCGCGATTTCCTTCTTTTTAGGACTTTGGTTTGTGCCGTTGTGCGAATGTACGCCCCGGCTTTTGACATGGCAGCGGCATTACGTTTTCCGATCTTGCGTTGCAACTCCGCACGATCAAAAAACATGTTCGTAATTTTAACGTCGAGTATTCGACGCCCACTGCCGCTACCCGATGTGAACGGGTGAACGGCTTTGGGCGCTCTGTTTACAAACCATGCCATTTATTCATCGTTCTTAAATTGGGAAGATGAAATAACGTCCCGCTTAACTTCTTTGCCGCCCCTTTGCAACGACCGGAATCGACGTTCTGCATGTTCCTCGAATTGCTCGACCGTCATACCTTGCCGTTGGTTCTTTCGATATGGGTTCAACGAAAGAGGGTTAATCGGTTTGGAAGATAAAGCGGCAACAATGATTGCCGCCCGGTCGAAGTCAAAAGCTAATCGAGAATTTGCACTACGTACTAATTCTCTGTAGGTCCATTTCCAGGGTTCAATTCCGATGATTCCAGCGCAGTCAAAGATATCGTTCCAGATAGCAGTTGATCGAGCATTGTGTCGGCTTTTTCGCTTACGCGGTCTATTTCCTTTTGTGCCGCTTGATCTATCCTTGGATCGCTCAATTTCTCCAACCTCGCTTTCTCCGCCAGTTCCATGTGAGCTAGCCCCTTCCTTAGAACTTTTACGTGACTTTCTTGACGGAGATTTCGGAAAAAATTTTCAAGCCCCGCAACAAACGCCTCCATACATTTGCCATACAATTCGGGATCGCGGCAAAGATCATCGCAAAATTGCAATTCTGTTACGCCGAATTCGTCCAATTGTGGTTTTAGAAACTCTGTAATTAAGTCGAGTTGCTTCAACACATCTTCGAATAAGGCTTTGTACTTCTTGGGGTTGAAAACGTCGATGCCAGCGGCTTTTAACCGCTTGGCATCGCTCACAACAAACTCAAAAGAGTATTTGCGGGTTCCAACTCCCACAATGAGATTATTTGGCATAAGGGCACTACACCATTTCTAAAAGAGGAAAAACAAAAAATTACGCACCGGTTACAAGTTCGTATGGACCCCAATCCCAAACGCTTCCGGCTTGTTCATCTTCGGCTTCGTGTACTTCAATGTCGTATGTCACTGCTTCTTCGTCAGCTTGTGAGCGATCAAGCTTAGTGACAATCATTGGTCCACGTTCACCTTGCCGGGTTGTTGATGGGGCGATAACACCATTGAGGAAAGCCATATCCAAAATAGTGTCGTTGTCGTAGCTATCTTGCAACCGATCAAACATTGTGTCGGATACACCGGCGGCAAGAACTTTTTTAACAACATACTTGAACGTTGCCGAATGCTTCTTGTAACCGATAACGGCTTTCTTGTTGGGCGAACAGTGCATCATCACATCGTTTTGCCCTTTGGTTTGCGAAACGTTCACATCGCTAACCCGGCACATTCGCGTCCATGTTGGGGACGCATAAGTACCAGTGTTAACATAAATTGGCCAATCTTTTCCTGCCATGGTTTTTTATCCTCTGTAGGTTAATCGAATAATGGAACTAAAAACGTGATTATCATTTAAGATAATCGGGTCAAACATTGGGTTGATGGAAAGAGACGCGAAATTGAAACCCTCGATTTGTCCATAAGTACCACAAGTGGTAAATTTGCCGGTATGTGCATCGGGATCGGTGATATCATCCGGGTTTCTAAAAAGGTTAACCACCGATTCAACTTCATTCATGCACCCATCTAAAAACGTAATGTTCGCAACGGGTTTTTGTGTGGTCGAGTGTTTTGGTAAGCCCCGTTGGTAAACCAAAGCTAATTCGATTGTGTATTGGTCAGTTGAGCCACGTTTGACAATTTCTTCACCACCCAAGAGAACATACCAACGCCCGTCCTGAACGTCTTCTTGAGCGTTCTTAACGCGGTAGGCTCTTGTAAATGTCTTGCCGGTGTATGTTGCTAATGCAACTTTCAACGCTTCGGCAAGTGTGGTTATTTGGCTCATTGGATTTGTTCAGCGGAAAGCCGAATCCATGTCTTGTATTGATCGCTATAACGGTAAACCAAGTTGTTTCCATCACCAGGAATCAAACGGTGTATGGTCCCGTCTTCCTCTGTTATCTGGAAACCTTCTTGCGGGATGATTTGAATCCCGTTAACAACTAGGTCGGCGGGCTCAACTAAAAAATCCCAAGCGTAACTTTCGATAATAACATCATCCCCTTGCACCGCTTGGGCACCGGGTCGCGTCTTGACAACCCGCAAGTTGGTAATGGTGCCCTCCCCGTAATCCAAAGAGACGGTTCTCCCATGAAGCGTTTTGATAACGCTCCACGCCTCTTGGAATACAAGGGCCATTATTTCACTTGCGGGGGATGATGTCATTTTTCCTAAACCTCTAAATTACCAAGTAGCGAATTACGCTACAGCGGTTTCAGCGTTGGTAATCACATCCGTTCGAAGGATTGGGATTCCCGAAACTTCAGTTGGGATTGGTGCCGGTGCCCCGGTTGCGTTGGTTGCCGTTCGGCTGTTACGCAAGTCCTTCAAGCTTCGACCGTTCATCACGATCAAGTTTGGTTGACGGGTTGCGGGGAACAATGCCAAAGCTTCGAAAATCATGTCGTCGGTCAATGCACCGGCGGCAAGGTTGGCGATACGACCAATCGAGTAAGCGCCACCCAATTTCAAACCGCAAAGCCCTTCTTGGATTCGACCGAAGATCGGCATGAGCTTGCTATTGGAGCCCAAAACGAATTGTTCGAAGGTTTCACCGCTTTGGATGTTACCACCGTTGCCTAGCACGAATTCAACGTCTTCCGTACCGGTTCGGATGAAGTATACGCTAGTACGCGCGGAAGCACCGGCAGCATTGTAAACCATGGCATCGGCCAATTGGTTGATATAACCGCTTGATGTGATGCCAGCGAAACCGTTAGTATCGGCACCGGTGCCATAGATCAATTGAGACTCAAGGTTTCGGAAAGCGGCACGCAATGCGCGGGAGCCCTCGAAATCCATGAAAGCCTCAACACCACCGGGGTAGGCTTTGGCAATAGCTTGGTCCACGCGGGGGCTTGCCGAAAGTACCTTTAGGTCCAACGTAACCAAAGTTTGGTCGGACGCGGTGTAATCCAAACCTTCATTGACCACGCGGAAACCCGCCGAAGCTGCGGTCGTATCCTTTAGGTACTTGTGTTGTGTACCTTGCGAAGCGTTGGCAACAACGCTCTGCATTGCACGTACCAATGGGGCATCTTGCAACAAGTCGTTTGCAAATGCCGGGTCCAAGTTTGCGTCATTCAACTTTAAAAGTTGAGCAACAGTTGTCATTGTATCTGCCATCTTATTTCAATCTCCAAATGTGTTTAAATGAAAAAACTATTTTGCTGCTTTGGTTGTTGGAAAAACGGTTTACTTTTTCGCTTGCATTTCGCGGGCTTCAGTCATGTTTCGGGCGAATTTCTTTTCACCGTTCTTAGGTGGTGTTTCCAACCCCGATGCTTCGCCAAGTGATTTTCGGAATTGTGCCAAGTCCTCTTTCAGTTTGGCATTTTCGTCGCCCACTTCCTTCAAGCTTGCCGACAACTTAGCAATGTGCTTCGTTTGGGCATCGGTGAAGGATAGGTCTTGAGCGAAATAGCTCGAACCGTCAACATCGCCAAATGCTGCGGTAAACTTGTTGCGTTCGGCTTTAAGTTGCTCCCGAACATCCTTTGCCAATTTCTCTGCATCAACGGTATCAACTGTTTTGGTTTCAACCTTTGGGGTTTCTTCCGTTTTGGTTTCAACCGGTGTGGTTTCTTCCGTTTTGGTTTCTGCGCTCACGCTCATTTCCTTTATTGAAAAATTGAATTGTTGTTTGCTTAACAACGTTTCGGTTTTACCGTCATACCCATATGGGCAAATGGCACAACCGCGAATCGTCCACTTTCGAACAATAACACCGGGTCCCGAAAATTGCTTCCCGTTGACTTCCGTTTTCACATCTTCGGGGATGTACTCTAATTCCGCTTCATCGAAATAAATTGATGCTTCTAGCGGAACTTTGGCTTTTCGCCATTTCATAATTTTATCTGCTTGGTCTTTTGGTTCGAGGGAAACCAAACGACCACGCAATTTCAAACCTTCGTCGGATGCTTCTTGTTCTTCGGCAAGCCCAACAATCTCATTGGGATCGTGATTCCAATCGAGGACCACACTTGGTTTATGTGTGAAAAATCCTGCCATGTCATGGACGATTTGCCCCCACCACCAATGGTTGATGGGATCGGGTGAACGTGCCAAAATGTTTACATCTGAATATGTTGTTTCGTCTTCCGTTTCGGGTTGCTCAAGTCTGCCGGAAAACTCAAACGCAGTGCCCGGCGCTTTCTTCAGTTGGTCAAATGGGATTGGATTCTTATTGAGCGTTTTGGTTGTCATTGGGTACATCCGGTAATGGTTCAGGGGCTAAATCGGCATTGAAGTTTAGAACGATAGGACGCCCCAAAACTTTCAACCCAACGTCTTCGGCATGTTTCATCACTTCCGCTAGTTCTTCAATGTTCTTGAAGATATCACCGCTTCCGCGTTGCTTAGTGATTGCTATTGGGCTTTCCAACGCGCTTGCAATTGCCGATAGATCGCCCTTTATTTCTTTGGAGTTGTCATACCATGGCGTACCAATTGGCACCCACTCAAACAAAACGTCTTCAATAGTAAAACCGGATGGGAGAGTAATTTCCCCATCCATGATAGCCATTAGCAAACGAAAAATGGTCCATCGGGTTCGTAGCTCGATTTGATCGGCCCGTTTGTCCATTGCTGCGCGATCATATTGCAACCACGATCCACGGGAGCCACTGTAGTTCGTATGTGATTCATCGAAAAAGCTATATGGGATATCCAAAGCCTTTAGCGATACCATGACCATAAGCCGGGTGAAGCTTTGGAATTCGGTTGATGGGTTTTTGCTTTCCACCACATCAACTTTTTCCCCATCTTCCATATCCAAAACCGTAGGTCCCTTGGATAGGTCGATTTCCCGTTTACGATCTTTTTCCGTTGGGCAGTTTTCGGTATGTTCCGATTCTTCGTCGTTGTCTTGGGCGTTGCCAAAAACCTCTTCTAGTGATTCGGCTTCCGCGTCACGCATAATAGCCAAAGCAAACAACTGATTGATTTTGGCTTTTGCTAATGCGTAATCAAACCCTTCGTACACATCACGCAATGGGTTAAGGGCGGTTGTAACCGGGCTCACCCCGCGTACTTGTTCCGTTGCCGATTGCTCAAAATATCCATACAAGTGGAAATTTTGAGCATTTACTTTTTTGTGATATTCGTACCCGGTTCCCGATCCACCGCGTTTATGCAACGAGTATTGGAGTGGGCGACCGTACCCATTCACTTTAACCCCGTTTACCCATCGCTCATTATCCGACCGGTTGCTTTCATCGGGATCGCGGATTAGGTCTTGAGGAATGGACTGTACCCGCCCATCGTTCAAGAACAAAACGCCAACATCGTTATCAATCGTTCGGCGGGCTTCCAAATGCCGAAACATCTTCTCCCGGCTGAACCGCCCCGCAACGTCCATGTAGTCTTTGCGGCTTATGCGATTCATCCATCGTTCTAGTTCTGCGTTGAAGCCTTTGTCTTTGGTTTTGGCTTGAAAGCGGAACATCGAAACATAGTCGAGATGCCTGCGAACCATCCATGCAAAAATGGAAAAGTTGTTCGCAAGATCGCGGCCCGTTTCTTGTAGGGCTGTACGCTTCGCGGGTGTTAACACATGGTCAACAGTACGCGAAGAACCTTTTACGCTCTTGCGTCTTCCCTTGGGCTCCAATGCGTCCCAACCGAACATGTTTCGTATTCGTTGGCGAATGCCCATTAGTTGCCCAATCCTGTTACACCGTAAGCCCCACCGCGTCTACGCTTGCCCGGTAGTTTCGATTCTAGCTCTTTGATTTGGTTCTGAATTTCTTTAAGGTTGAACGAAACATTTACACCATCCAAATTGACGTTGGAAACGCCAAGGGTTGCGATAGCTTGAAGCCGTTCAATCTTTTCACGAATCTCTTGTGGTGTCATGCCTGAAATCTATTAGAACAAAACATCTTCGTCAACGTTTTCATTTTCGATAGTTGTATTGATATTACTACTTGGCGATTTTTCTTCTAGGATTCGATTCTCAAAGAATACATCGCGGCGAGTCTGTTTGCAGTTTTTGCATTCACAAGCCCGCCATACTGCATGAGTTGCCGGGAGCCCCGAAGGGGTTCGAGTCACCAAAGCTTCGGCCATTGGTCTATACGCGGATCGCTCTGTTGAACCACATTTCTTACACCGTGACGGTTCCACATCGCATTCGTCGTACTGTTTGTTTGGTATGCCTTTTCTGCTCATAGCTTTAACTCCGTTGGGCGTGTACGGGTTGGTTTCGATCTTCGTTTACGTTTGGGCAAAATGTTGCCGGGCAGCTTTGTGCCGCATGTTGAAGCGATAACATGGCAACCAACATCTGTATCGAAAAAGTGTTGATCGGGCTTGTTGGGCGGCATCTTCCATATCTCTACTTCCCGCCCGTTGGCTTTATCAACATGCGGTTTTTCTACGCGGTAATGTTCCGCAACAAGTCGGTGTTGTCCAGCGAAACGGGGCTTGAACAAATCGAAGCAACCTCGATCACCTTGGGCGGTGAATAACCGCGAATGAAAGAACGTTTTCCAATAGTTGGAATTGAAAATCAGATAACGCCCCAACCCTTCATCGTTCGGGCGGGCAATCCAATTATCACCTCGACGTTCACCGGGCTTACGGTTCCATGTCGCCATTTCCCTATCACTAGCTTTCAAACCACGACCGAAGGTTGCAATTGTCATGTGGGCTAATGGATGTTCATAGCAAACGGTTTGAACTATCTTGGAGGTTGGTCCCCAACCGGCATCCACGCCAATAGCTCGAATTCGCATTACCTTATTCGAATCACCAATTCGATATCGCTTCTCGCCAAGTGTGGTTAGCAAGTCCCATAGGGCTTGGCGAATACGTGCTTCAAGCCCCATACCGCGATACTTCTTTGACAACTTTTCCCGGCATGTTCGCATGACAAAATGGCTTGTAGGTTGTTCGGGAAGTGTACCGCGATCAAGTGACCAACCGGTATAAGTTGGGCTATGGAATGCGACAACAGACCAATAGAGCAACTCGCCATGTACGTCGATAAATGCGGTTATCACATCGGCTTGTGGGGTGCAAATGCCTTGTGGAAATCCATTACACTTTTTCATAATGTCGTTGACTTCTAACAAGTCAACAGACATGTTCTCACCTTCGGGTTCGTTTTGGTACTCACTTGCAAATTTGGCGGGGTTCTTGTTCTGCAATTCCATCGCATGTTGGATTGCCGATATCTCGCCTTTCTTCCGGCGGTATCGCTCTTGCCAACTAACGATTGCCCCTTCATTCATTTCGTCGTAGTTTTGGCGGTAAAATGCCGTTGCCGCGTTGAATCCTTCGTCGTCACGGATCGAAAAGTATTGCTCCCATAGTGCGGTGTTGGTTGGGAATTCATAAATCAGTTTGCAACGATACCCATTCCATTCGGGGTTCTTTTCGTTGTCTAGCAATTGGTCGGCAAGATCGCCACGTTTGATAACAGTAACAAGAGCAAAACCGGCTATGGTTTCATCGGGACCGGCAAGCCCCAAAACTGCCCCGTCAATCAAGTCCATGCGGGTTTCGGTTTGTGAGTCACTTGCCGCCGATTTGTCCGTTTGTGGATCGTCCAGTACGAACAAATCGGGGCGTATCAAATCACCTTCAATGGTGGTGTATTGGCAACCACGGATACCGGCTTGGAGCCCGAACACTTCGAAGATTGCGGCTTCACGTACACCGGGGATTGTAGCGAGAACAATTTGCGTTCCCGTCCATTCGATGTGAGTCTGTTTGCCTTTGTACATTTGCCCGGCGGCGCGTTGGGGTCTATTCTCCAATTTGCGAATTGGGTAACAGACTTCGGGGAATAAGTAGTAGAGCATTTCATTGGCTTGCAATTCCCTCTTGAGGTTGGAAAGCAACCGCGAAGCTTTTTTCTTATCCGCACCAATCAAGACCACATAGCGAGAATTGCCGGTTAACACTGCCCACAAACAAGCCACAACCGCAATAGCAGTTTTGCCATGGCCACGGGGCATCGCAAGAGCGAATGTCTTTCCCTCGATAATAGATTGCTCGATTTGTTGTATCGCGTAGAGATGATCGTCCGACCAACCTAAGCGGAACCGTCGAGGGAAACAAACCTCACAAAAGAATTTGAATGAGCGTAGAACGTCTGCCCGCAAATCATCGTCGCCACATGCCGGGATTTCCCCGATATCGCGGCCCTCTTGTGATTGTGCGGCTTGGCGTTTACGCTCACGCTCTTTTCTGCGTTCGTATGCTTCGGCACTTTCTTTAGCCAATGACTCGCCCCGCACCCGACCGAAGAGAGAAGAACTTTTCAAACCGTAATTTGGTCTTTGCATCGGATGTGATTTCCGTTAATGCAATAACATAATCGGCGGCAGAAAGTTTGCTCAATACCCTTGCAGATATCCACACCGTTACAGCGGTTGGGCTTGTTCGTATAACGGTAACATCTGCGGGGTCAAAATCTGTTAGCGAATTCAAAATGGTCAAGCCAGCTACACTATCAGCTTGTAGGTTTGGCGAAGTGTGATTCTCACAACCAATGGAAAGATACAAAATGGAATCGCTTGCCGTGGATGCAGAAATCGACAAATCGAAATCGGCATACTTCACCGCTTCAATGGTTCCGGTAACTTGTGGGATCGAGTATCGCGCAACACCACTGCCGACAATGGATTGAAAGACCAATTGAGCAACAGCTTCGTCATTTAGGCTGTTTTCAATTGCGTTTTCGATGGTTGTGAATTCATCGGCCAATTGCGTTTCTACTGCTTCGGCAATTGCCACATTGTCAACCGTGATATTGCCAAGGGCATCAATTACATTTTGGAAATCATCGCTCAATTGCGTTTCTACTGCTTCGGCAATTGCTGCATTATCAACAGTGATGTTATCAATATCGGTTGCGATACCAGCCAATTGGGTATCAAGATTAGCCGATGCCAAACCGACCGATGATCTAACTTGGGCTTGTGTAAGACCACCAGTTAGTGAATTTGCATCAACTTGATTAGCTACCGTAAAGGTTAGCTGATTTGTTTTTGTGCTAATTCCACTCAACTGAGTATCTAAGTTAGCAGATACCAATCCCATCGCTGCCCGTAATGCCGCTTCGGTGATAACTGCGGTGCCTGTTGTGTTATCGGTAGCTACACCAACCGCAACTTGGTTGGGGTTAGGAACTGCTAAAGTTCCCGTGTTGTTGCTGAAGTTGAACACCGTTCCTGCGCGTACATTGCTATTGGCCGGATAGTCTCCCGATGTTGCTGGATCAACGAGAGTCTTTTTAGATAACCCAACTCGGTAGCCAAGCATGACGTTCGTAGTTACATCACGCAAAGCTATTTGACCCGCAACCGGAACCGTTCCTAAGTCACCAAATTCAAACTCTTCAACTTCAGTAGTAGAAGTATTGTTTCCAGTAACTCCAACAGCAGCTGATAGACCAGAACTTCCGCTACCAAATCCGTTACCTTTAGCCCGCTTTACTCTAAGCGTTCCGCCTGTTGACGTATTCGACGCTCCTGGGCCTGTTGAGTTATTATTGGAACCGATTGCCGTTCCGTTGATAATACACGTACCTGCTGAGTTTACGTCAACTGCCGCACTCAATCTTCCTTGGCACGTTCCGTTTATAGTTACAGTACCATTCCCGCTTAATCTAAGTCCAAAGGTTGCGGCAGCGAAGTCACCACCCGTAATAGTTCCATTTACAGTAAGTGAGTAAGTACCA